GCGCTGCCCGCGCCTTATCTCTTATGTCCTGCTTGATCTCGTCTCTGTTAGCCATGTACGCTGGATACAGGAATGGTTGAGCCTCTGTATCTGATGTACCGAGTTCGACATACATTCCGTACTCTACACCGACTATGACTTTGCCGGTATTTCCACGCATCTCTGTGCGGATAGAGTCCTTCAGGTCGCCTGAATCTTCGGGTGCACGCTGTTGAGCGTCTTCCTTAATCTCTTCAAGCCCTTGAGCCACAGCGCTTGTGGCAGCTTCCTGCATCGCTGGAAGAAGCTTCGCGAGCTTGGCGTTAAGCCTATCCAGGCCGCGTATATAAGCCGCCATTACACAATCCTCTTGAGTTCGAAGCTCTTATGCGTTCTCCATACCTGAATCAAACTAACTTGGTAGTCCGGCTCCACCTCGCTGTATACACAAACGTAGTCGTTCAGGTTGATGCTTGCACCCAGTTCACAGAACCCTATATGGGTGTCATCCGTATCGATGCCCATCGGGCTCATGCGAAGCGACAGAGCCTTAGGCTGTACGTTCGCGTATACGGTGCGTTTGAATGTCGAGCGTGTAGTTACAGTGCATCCCTCTGTGTCAGCGCCTTGTAGCGCGTCATAGATATCCAGATTTCGGGTAAACTTGACGATTGCCATGATTACAACCTCCTGAATTTCAGGATTTGTTTCCGTACTGAAGCTGGTACGCCTCCGTCAGAGTCGTTGTAGGTGACGCTTATGCCGCCCTCGCTGTAGCTTTTGATTCCCATATCGTCCCTGCGTGAGTAGTTGGCGCATGCCAGATCCAAAACAGAAGCCATCAATAGAGGTGGAACCTCCTGTAAACGCGTTTCGCTAAGGATATAGTCATGAGCATCGCTTAAGTACAGGCTCAGCAGGGCGTCCTGTGAACTGTCAGAAGGCGCTATGCCGAGCTTTAGTTTCAGTTTTGAAAATGGATCAGCCATAATGCCCTCCTATCTGGTTCGTTTCCTTGGGGTAGCCCGCTTGGGTTTAGGTGGAGCTGGAGCCATTTCAACAGGCTCCGGTGTTGGAGCTGCTGCCGGCTCCTTATCCTCAACGTGCAGCGTGAAGCCTTGAGCGAGAAGGGCATCCCTCCTGCGCTCGTCGGCTACAATCTTATAAACATTGAGTCTGTATAGGGTGAACAGCTCTTAAACCTCAGCCTCTTTGACAGATATCTTGACAGCGTCAAGGACGTTGTCTGGGAGGAACATGTCGTGGTACTTTCTGTAATCCACTCTCCATGCGTTAGCTTCCTGATTCTCGTCAGGGCTGAAAATCCTAACCTTATCAGTTTTGCTTACTGCTATTGGTCCATTCTTAGGTACCAGTATCCAGTTCACGGACTTGGCACCAGCCGCTGGAACAAATCCGCCAGCTTCCTGGCCGACAGACTTCTTGTCGTTGAAGACATAAGCGGATTTCATCCTCAAGCTCGGAACAGCAAATATCTTCACGCCGTCAAGGCTTCTAACCCTGGTCTCTACTCCGGCCTTTTCTATTGTGTCCACTGAGAGGAACCTTGTGAGCCCGTCAGCGGCTTCAAGCTGAGTAAGTGCTGGCTGTGCCATCATGCACACAAGCTCTACATCTTCGCCAACAGCATCCCTGATCTCGCCGATCTGAGTCTTCAGCTCGTTGAGTATTGTTGCTGCTGCTGGAACGTATCCGTACGCAGCCTTGTCCCCTGCGATTGCAAGTGATGAAATCTTCGAAAGCCTGTAAGCATCGACTTCGGGAACAATTTTTGTTGACTGAATAGACTGCATGGTGTTGGTCGCGCTGAACACGAATCCAGTCTCGTCGTTGTCCATAGCGTCGATGTTGAACTTGAGAGACCTGTCCATCGTCATCTTGTGGGTCTCGTATTCGAAGGTAACTGCGCCTTCTGCGTAGCCAGTTGCCCTGTCATAATCCCCGAGTCCACCGTCGATGGTGATTTTTGGAATCATGATTTCCTGGCCACCAGTGTATTTCACCTGGTCTGAGTTAAGTTCGAATATTCCTGTAACTGCCTTAGCGACAAGAGTTCTGTCCAGCTCCTGCTGAAATACTTTTGCGAGTTCTACTGTGTTTCCCATTTTGTATTAACCTCTTTCTTTCATTAAATTTCGCTTATCTGCGATTCATTATTTCTCTGATCTGGTCGTAGAGTGCGCTGTTTTCCGAGCCTGAGCTGCCATTGTTAGCCGGCGGTGTGCCTCGAAGCTGTGGCTGCTCTGCCTCAAACAGGTCGCTATACTCTGTTGTGAGCGTTTTGAATACATCCTGAAGTCCTGCAACCGAGCCATCTTCGCCCAGCTCCAAAGACTCTTTATCGATTTTGGACATCAGCATATCCATGTACTTCTGCTTAGCCCTACTCTCCTTCAACATGTTCTTGACNNCGAAGTCAGTCTTGAGCTTCGTGTAGTCTGCTTGTAGCTGCTCAGGATTCTGGCTCTTGAAGCCCTCGAGCGCTGTGTTGGCTTCTGCAAGCTGTCCTGCGAGGCCGTCCGCCTTCTCCTTGAGCTTCGAATACCTGGTGTCGGCATTCTCAACAGAAGTTGTGTAGATTTTGTGCTCTTTCATGTCGTTCAGAACCTTCGTGGTAGCTTCCTCGTCAAGTCCTGCCGCTGTTAAGATTTCTTGTAATGTCATAAAGTCTTCTCCCTTCTACGCTTTTGTACGTGTTTCGCATCACGATGAAGTTGATTCATTAATAAATACGCACTTAGGGCAACTTTGATTCCGTTTATTGCAAAAATATTGCCCCCTGGAAGCTTCCAGGAGGCTTGTAGTGATTTATATAGATGATTTTTCTTCGTTGAGGAGCTCCATTTCCTTCTCCACGTCTGACACCCAAGGATGCTGGCTGAGCAATGTTTTGCGAGACAACATGTCCTTCGACTTGCCCAGAGCCTCAATCGTGTTGAGCTCGTTAATCATGATGTCCTTGTTGAATACTATGTCTATGTCAGCATCGGCGTAGTTGCCCTTGCCAGCTTCACTCAGGTAGACTTTCACGAAGTACATCAACGACTCAATCCCGAACTTGAACTCAGTCTCAAGGGCATTCGCTTTCAAGTCCAACCCGCTATAGTGGAAGCGCAAAGCCACACCGCTCGGGTCATTGCCAAGCCTTTCCGTGTTTTTAGGCAGCGCCTGTGCGAACTTCTCGATGTCGGCGTCCAAGCGCTCATAGTGAGCTGCTGCAGCAGCAATATCCATAGACGGATTGAGAGTATCTACACCGCCATCGGCTGGGTCATCGATTTTCACAGCCCTGTAGCGCTTCAAGTCTGACATNNAAAATCAGGTTCCTCACATCGTCAATGAAGTTGCCTACCTCGCTCCTCGACATGTCGTAGTTGTCTATGAGTGTCTTTATGAAGCGCAGGTCACAGTACTCGAGCATGTTGTTCTTGAAAGGGATGAAGGGAACCTTCCCCCAGAATCTCTTCTCGCTGTTGACGGTGTAATGGCTCGCTGAGTTGTTTCCCTCTACACTGTTCCTGATATACCAGTCAATGTCCTGAACCAGCTTGCCCTCATGGACTTCGAGGTACTCGAGGCCATTTGCAGTCCAGTACTCAATTTTGGTGACTGTCTTCTTTCTGGAGCCCTCGAAAGTGACTACCTCGTATGAACGAATCATGGCTTCAAGTTCTTCGTGAGAATTGTCCGTCCATATCGGGCGGAGCTGCTCTGCAGGAACAACCTGGAATCTGAGTGCTCCCTGCTGGTCCAAATAGGCCTGTAGCCATCCAATCCCTTTGTTGCTGGCCTCGTAGCCAAGCCTCGTGAGCGTGTAAGCGAAGCGCTTGCCAAGGACCTGCTTCGTGAGCTCAAGGAACTTGTCGTTATCGCTCGTGATAGAAAAAGGCTTAGCAAGCAGATAATTGACTTTCTCATCGACTATAAGCTTCATGTAGCTGTGTGTCAGCTTGCTATCGGACTTGCCGTCAGCATCCACAAGCTCAGAAGCCAGCATATCCACATCCCCTGAGTTATACCTGATGTCATTAAGGCCCCTGTAATACCTGTCGCCGACCAACATCCATTTACGCTGAGACGAGGAGCTGAATTCCTGGTACTCATTCATAACTATCTGACTTGTATTCATGGCCGTTTTGGCCCCTGACTTCAATTTATTAAACATAATTGTCCTCCTATTTAAGTACGGATAGGCCGTTTCCTCGGTTGCCTGACATGCTGTACCTGAGTGCATCCAGGACGTGATTAAAATCGTCCACAGGCCTGTTCAGCGGACTATCATCCTTGCTGTCCCACACGTAATTTGATAGCTCCACCAACGTATTAGTACACTTCGGATGCACGTAGATCCTGTACTCTTGAAGCTTCTGAATCCCGCTACGGATGCTGTCAGCGCCTTTCTTACATGGCCGTATGCGGCTTATGCCGAGCTTCCTGATCTCCTCAATGCTCTTCGGTTCCGCACTGTCTGCAAAGATGACTGACTTGCTGTAACCCTTGTACTTCAACACGTTTGCGATGTCGCTATTCAACATGCCACGTTCGTAGTGCTCGTCATGTAAGTAGATCTCCTTGTTCTGCTCGTCAATCAAGCAGGCTATAAAGGCAGTCGGATCGGCGCTGAAGCCAAAGTCGAGGCCGTAGGCGGAGCTAACACCGGGGCGCTTAGCAACCTCAGTAGCATCGAAGTCTGATTCAACCCAACTGTTGTAGACGAGGCCGGTTGCGATTCCCCAGTTTCCTTCACCCTCGATGCTGTAACGTCTGGGATTGTCACGCTTCATCTTCTCGAAGATGGCAATGTCGTCAGATCCGAGGAACTCGTTGCACTTAAATGATGTAGTAAGTGCAAGAACGTCAGGATCAGGGCTGTCAAAAAAGCGCTTCTTCAGCCAATGGCGTTCGCTCCAAGGGTTAAAAGTGAGTGTAATCTGTTTATAGTAACCCTCAGGTAATTCACCTCGGATAGACATGTCCAACTTGTCGAAGTCGGCCTCGCTGGGGAGCTGGAAGGCCTCTTCCACCCATACCCAACATAAAAAGCCCTTCTCGACGGTGATGGATGTTATGGATTGCGGGTCGTCCATGCCACGAAAAAGTATCCTCTGCCCGGTAGGAATGTATACTGCCTCGAGCGGTGATCTGCTGAAGCTCCACAGGTGCGAAACGCCCAATTTGTTTGTCGCCCAACGCAATTGAGTCCAAGTCGAATCCTTATGCCCGTTGAAGAATCGCCTGACAACCAGAGCATTGGCAAGAGGGTACTTCATCATCGAATAGATCAACCAGAGAGCCATCGTTGTACTCTTCTTGCTACCCCTGCCGCCCTTAACTACACGATAACGTCCCTTGTAGTCCCAGAATGACTTGTAGCCTTTGCCGACAATGCGTGCGATATTCACTTTGCGTCTAACTGCCGACATGGCTACACCTCCTTAATCTTCCAGCTCCTCCTCGCCCTCGAAAATGACCTGCACAACGCCTGTCGTCTCAACTCGATCAGTGAACAGCTTGTAGCGTTTACCCAGAAGCTCTGCGGCCTTGATCCTCTCTGCATACCTGCTGTCCCCGTCTCGCATCGCTGCAGTCAAAAACTGCAATACCTCTTCGGCCTCAGCGATTTTGGGGCTTGCAACCTTCTCCATTAACTCCTGTATATACTCTTGGATCTCCGGCTTCTGCAAGAGTCTTGTGCCGTTGACGTGAGCGCCAGCATCGGTTTTGCAGGTAGAATAGTTGTCTCTGTAGCTCTTGGTGACATCACCTGTAGCCACGTACGATTCACAAAAAGCCCTCCATCTGGGTGTCATAGCCTTAGCTTTCATGTCTACACCTCCCTGCTATGTCGCTTAGCCAGGTCCTCGAAGTAGGCCTTCACAGCTTCTGTGTCGTTGGCGCTGATGGCCTTTGACAACTTGACCTGCGAATACGCTATGGCGAAAACCTTGATTGCGAACCACATACCAACCATTGCGAATGGTGCAGTAAGAACTAAAATTGCTATCAACATATAAACATCTCCTTACTTGAGCCCGTTGGCTCTCTTATACTCATCCATTCGTCTCTTAAGCTGGCCGAACACGCTGTTATAGCGCACGATATCGACGACAAGCTCCTCACGATTCATAAACGAAGCCGTGTAGAGCCTGTACGCTGCCAGTCTGGCCTCTGTGACTTCAAAGGCGGCCACCACGAAGCCATCACGGTTCATAGT